TGAGTTTGTTGATGATGACAAAGCTGAAATGAACTTAATGTTACAATGTCTAACAGGTGACACTAGTGACAACATCCCTGGGATCAACGGTATCGGTCCAAAGAAAGCTGCTAAGATCCTTGAAGGGATCCCAGTAGGTCAACGATGGACAGCTGTTGAGAAAGCTTGGAAAGAGCATGATGCAGGTGACCCTTGGCTTAGTCGTAAACTACTTACTATGTTGACAACATGGGAAGAACTAGAGGAAATGAGTAAGTATGTACAAGATGAGTCATTACTTCTCCCTGAAACCACTGAGTGCGAACAAGATGTGGAACCGGAGGGGGAAGACAACGTTCAAGTCAGCGGATTATCTACAGTATCAGAATGATATCCGTGACCAACTAATTGGAACTGACTGGCCCTTTGGGTCTGGTCAGGTCTCCTTTAACATTATAGCAGGTCTATCCAATCGTGGAGCAGATCTGGATAATGTAATCAAACCAATACTAGATACATATCAAGGAGTGTATGAGGATTTCAATGACAATAAAGTTTACAACATCAAACTTGAAAAGCGAATCGTTAAACGAGGAGGAGAGTTCCTTGACATCAGAATACGAGAGTATGAAAGTGATCAAGCAACAGAGACTCAACAAGAAACGGGAAGCGAGTTACAAGAGGAAACTAAATCGTCAAGCTAAAGAAGAAAGATGGAACTAAATGAATGAACGAAGATACACTAAAGGACCCTGCCCATTCCCTGAATGTGGTAGCTCCGATGCATTTACAACATACACTGATGGAGTAGGTCACTGCTTCAGCTGTGGTAAATCAAAGAAAGTAGAAACAAACATGGACAGTTATGAACCCACCACCTTTACTGAGCTTACTAGATTCTCCGATATCAATAATTATCGTAGCTACCCTATTACTTCTCGTGGTATCTCTCAAGAAGTAATAGATCACTTCAATATCAAAATGAGTGTGACAAGTGAAGGTCTACCTGAAGCACACTTCTATCCGTATACAAAACACGGTATCACTGTCGCTTACAAAGAACGTAAACTACCAAAAGAGTTCAAGACCCATGGTGACTTCAAAGACTGTGAACTGTTTGGTCAGTCTGTATGTGTCGCTGGTAAGCATAGACTAGTCATCACTGAGGGTGAACTGGATGCCTGTGCTGTAGCCCAGAGTATGCTAAGCACTAGTAAAAAGATCTGGAATGTTGTGTCAATCCCATCAGCATCTAACCTGAGAGGATTACTAGAACAACGTGACTGGATCAATTCATTCAAAGAAATTGTACTTTGTTTTGATCAAGATGATGCAGGTCAAAAAGCACAGGATGCTGCAGCTAAAATGTTTAGTGCCGGAAAGGTAAGAGTTGCTAGATTACAAGAGAAAGATCCATGTGAAGTACTGATTAAGCATGGTCCAAAGTCTCTTAATGATGCTATCTTCACTGCCCAAGTGTGGTCACCTGCAGGTATTGTAACAGGAGAAGCAGTATGGGAACAATTTAAATCAAGACAAAACGTAGAGTCTGTACCTTATCCTGACTGTATGAGTGGACTCAATGAAAAACTAAAGGGGATACGCTATGGTGAGATTACTCTGTTTACCTCTGGCACTGGTAGTGGTAAGTCTACTGTCATTAAAGAGATTATTCTTGACCTTCTTGCTAAGACAAGTGATAAGGTTGGACTCATTAGTCTGGAAGAAAGTGTTGGAGATACAGCCGAAAAGTTTATCTCAATGCAACTTAAACGTAACATCATGGATCCTCCACCAACTAGTGAAGAGGAACTTAGACGCGGATACGAAGCTGTGTTCGGTGACGAGCGACTGGTTCTCTTGGATCACCAAGGCTCCGTTGGGGACTCATCTCTTATCGATAAGATCGAATACATGGCCCTTATGGGTTGCAAGTACCTCGTTCTTGACCACATTACTATCGCGGTATCAGAAGGTTCTGAAGGGCTATCTGGTAACGAAGCGGTGGATAAAGTAATGTCTGACCTTCTTAAGGTTGTAAAGAAACACAATGTATGGTTGGGTCTCATCTCACACCTACGCAAAGCCCAAGGAGGTAAAAGTTTTGAAGAAGGGAACATCGCATCTATCGATGATATCAAAGGCAGTGGTTCGATCAAGCAGATCTCGTTCGACATCATTGCCTTCTCAAGAAACCTTGTCGCAGAGTCAGAGTCAGAACGAAACACAATCAAGTTCAAAGTACTCAAGTCTAGATTCACCGGACTTACAGGACCTGCCGGAAGTTCTACGTACAACAATAAGACAACAAGACTAGTACCATCAGGAGGGTTTGATGAATACTTCACGATTTGAAGTAACACTGATTGATAGTATGGGGAGTGACCTAGCAGTAGTGAATGCTGCTAGAGTCTCCTTTAATAAACAACGATCAGAGTATACTGATGGTGATAAAAGACTTATCCAGTACCTAGCACAGCATGGTCACTGGACACCCTTCAGTCAAGTACAATACCAAGTACGTATCAAAGCACCTATCTTTGTAGCGAGGCAGTGGTTCAAACATATGATTGGTATCACACGTAATGAAGTATCACGGAGGTATGTAGACACAACACCAGAGTTCTATGAGCCTACCACATGGAGAGCTAAGCCAACAGATGGTGCTAAGCAAGGCTCCAGTGGTAACGCTAAGTCTCAATACTTCCCTAGTAAGTACCTAAGGGATATACATGAGAACGCTATTACATGCTATGAAAAAATGTTAGCTCAAGGTATTTGCCCTGAGCAAGCACGTATGATCTTACCCCAGTCTATGATGACTGAATGGGTAGAGACAGGATCACTAGCATCTGCTGCACGTATCTACTCTCAACGAACTGATGAACATGCACAAGTAGAGATACAAGAACTAGCCAAGATGTTTGGTGACTGTATTAAAAATATCGCCCCTGTTAGTTGGGGGTGCCTAACATAACAGAAAGAGGATTGTATGAATCCATTCGATCAGATCTCAGAGTACCTAGTCGAGAAAGTCTCAAGGGTTAATCCAAATAACCCTAAGGCTAACTCAGGTGGTGTACTCTTGAGGTTATACAAAGAATACAAAGAAGATATGCCACAGTTAGTTGCTGTTGCATTTCAGACAATACAAATGAGATTCACCTACGATACCTCCGATAGTCCTGCAGGGACTGCACAGTTAACTGCTGTATCCACAGCAATAGGACAACGTGTAGCACGTGTGATAAAAAGGGAACCACCTGGGTTACCCTGGAATATGCACGTAAGGTTGGGTGATCTCTTTATCGAAGCCTTCTTTAACTGTGGATACATTAACCTGTACTACCCCAAGACAAGGGATACTAGTTATATTGTATCAGCTACAGCTAAATGGATTGACCTAGCAGATATCCCTGAGGCATTGTCGAGAATCTCTCTCAACCACACAGTACTGGAAAGACCAGAAAGAATAACAAAGGTTACACAACCAGATGGTGAACCCCTAATCAAAAACTGGACAGAAGAGGACAACGATGAGTTCCGTACAATGATTGGACAACCCTGGATTAAAGCAGTAGATAATTTACAGAGGACAGGTTGGCGTATTAACCAACGAGTCTACGATGCTTTAATAAACAACAAAGATTCTTTTGTTTCATCCGTACCCATCGAAGATAATGATGCTAAAGAAATGAAACGTAGAAGTAAGAATGTTGAGTGGGGTTTCATCACTACAAAAGCTAAGCTTCTGTACGAACATGATGTGTTCTATCAATACATGCAAGCTGATTATCGTGGTAGACTTTATTACTCAGAGTCTTTCTTAAACTACCAGGGGTCTGATCTTGCCAGGGGTATGATGTGTTTTGCCAGGGGTAAACCCATGACAGAGGATGGACTCTTCTGGTTAGCTGTACATACAGCAAGTAGTTTCAACCAAAGTTATAACATCGATGAACTACCTGAGTGGTGTGAAGGTGAATACCAGAAGTACCTACAAGAAGAAGGGCTAGAGTCTATCAGTGTAGATAAGTTTACACTTGAGGATAGAGTACGATGGACTAATGATAACATGAATGTCCTAATTGAAATGGGTAGAGAGTCTATCATTGCTGATATAGCAGAGAAACCTGTATCATTCCTTGCTTGCTGCTTTGAATGGTATGATTATCAAAAGGCAGTCAAAGATAATAGAATCTACATAAGCCACCTTCCAGTGCCCGTAGACGGGTCTAACAATGGTTGGCAGCATCTAGGTGCTATTTCTAAGGACAGCCACACAGGGAAGCTTGTAGGCCTTGTACCAGTAGATATACAGTATGACTTCTATGTTCAGACTGCAAAGCAATTATATAACCTTGTCACTGATGATCGTCTTAAAGGTATCTTAGATCAGATGCCAATGAAACACATCAGAAAAGGTATATCTAAACGTGGTAGTATGACACGAGCTTACTCTGCAGGTGCTAGAAAGATTGCTGAAAACATGTTCTTTGATTGTAAGACAGAAGACTTCCATCTTACTTATGGGATAACACAAGATGACTGTGATAAGTTATCTAAGTTACTAATCAAAGCAATCAACATGGTATGCCCAGGACCCCTACATACGATGGCATTCTTACAGAAGATTGCACAGTATGAGATCGGTGAGTATAAGAAGTTCTGCCCCAATGGGGATGTTGCTGGACCTGAATACAAACAACTTGTTAAGGATCAGAAGGAACTCTATACGAAGAAAGATAAAACCGATGAAGAAATAGAAGAGTTAAACAGTCTGACTGTTGAGTTAAAATCTTTTAAAAGTAAACTGATCTACGGTAATGGTAGAGATAAACTCAAATGGATTACTCCTTCAGGGTTTAAAGTGACCTATGAAAACTTTACGACAGCTACACGTAAATGTAGAGGTACGATAAGTGGATACAAGACTGACTCTAAGGGACACAAAGGAGTAAACCATGTGGCAAGAGTACCTACAAAGACCCCAGATATTCGCGGATTCATGTGTGGTGTCAGCCCCAACTACATTCACAGCCAAGATGCAAGCCATATGGCATTGGTTATTGAAGACTGGAATGGTGACTTCGGAGCAGTACATGATTCCTTTAGTACTCATGCATGTGATGTTGAAACATTACTAGCAAGAACAAAACAAACCTTTATCGATATGTACGATAAAAGAAATTACTATGACTTAATTCAAGACAACATCATCACTGATGCTACTAACCTTGACGTTGAGCAACCACAACTAGGTGATCTAGATGTAACACAGATCTATGAATCTGATTACTTCTTTGCCTAAGGAGATAACAATGAGCGATAAAAAATCGTATAACTACTTGGCTCTACGTGGAGCACCAGTAGATGACATGGAATATGTAGAAACCTTTGGTCTATCACCAGACTCTGCATACTCAAATAAGATTAACGAAGACATGCTACAGTATAACTATGACAAAGCAGTTGAGGGAGGTTTAGAACCTGACAAAGCTGCAGAGATCAAAAAGAATGCTGAGCGTGACATCAGAGAGCTACTGGCTAAGAACGGTATGCTTAAATAAAAAAGCCCCTACTAGTTTCCTTAATTGGATTCTAGTAGGGGTATTTTTTTTTATTCTAGTGAGAGTAGTACTGATACACAGGTCTACCTTCCCGTATTGCTTTAGCAATTTCTCTTTTTAATATAACCTTACGATCATTAGTTTCTTTAATCATAGAGTTCAGTCTCGATTCAATATTAAGAGACTTCTTCATTGTGTTTCGGAACTGTTTAAGATCCCCAAGGGTTATATCTTCTTTGATATTAATCGATTTTAAAACACCACGGAGGACAGGTTCAATGTCCGTTCCTGGGGGTAGTGTCTTAGATAACTTACCAGCTAGATTAGGATAACCAAATGTAGGTGATCCGTCAGGCAATGCCTTACTGTTGGAATCAAACTCTAACAGATACCTCATAACAGAAGTATCAGTGGGGTTCGTTAATACTTGACTATCAGATACACCTTTAAAGCGTTCATTAAATTGCCTATCAATTTCTGACAATGAATCCTTAGCTGCTTCAAGGTAAGACCATTTCATATTAACATCAATCCAGTTGTTATTAGCTTCTTCAAGGATAGTGTCATAAGACATAGCGTCTACTTTAAATGCATCATACACTGTATGAACATATGGATGACCACCAGAGTTAGCTTTAAGTTTATCCCATGATTTACCTGTCATGGTTTTGACAACGGTTGCTGCATCAATTGAATGCATAGGGGCCGGAACAGATCCACCATAAGCTACATCACCAGGGACATAGGTAATAACTTCATTACCCTCTGAATCAATATTTGTATATCTCTTTTCAGCAGCAGCTGTAAACACTTCACCATACTTTGATACAACTGGTTCAGTCTTTTTCATTTCACCAATAGGAAGTTTTTCTTTCGGGTTTGGCCTAACAGATTTGTCTTTAGGAGACCACACCTTTACTTGTTTAGAAGCATCTTGATCTAGCCCTGTACTAACAGAACCTCCAAGATTAATCTCAAAACCTGTAGGTGAAACAATAGTGAACAACTCATTAGATATACCAGCCATCTGTGCAACACTACGCATCATTGCTCTTGATGCAATAACTTCAGGAGATAATGTAGCCATAAGACCATCGATGTATTTACCATGAAGTGTTTCAATGATTACTGAGTTAGAAACTTTATTTCTATTAAGAGACTCAACCCAATCAACAAGATATGAATCAGGATCTGAAAAACCATTATCAATATCTAATTGTTTTTGTTGTTGGGACTCTTGTAAAAGAACATTAAATCGTTCTTCAATATCAGACTTAAAGCTTTCTAACTCTCGACCATATGGAAACGTCATCGTGGTTTGTTTATTAAGCGCACGATCTTGATACACAGTACGTGCAACACTTAGTATATCTCTGAGGGTCTCAGGTCTATCTAGTTCTGTACCTCTGAATGACTTATTAAGTTCTTCTATAAGGTTTGCTGCAAGTTGATCACGTATATCTACATTACCATCTAAGAAAGTCTTTGATCCAGCCTGTCTAAGAATACCAGTTTTAAAAGCCATCTCATAGACACCCATCTGTAAACCATTAGATGCAAGACCATTAGTCTTACCATCCATCATAGCATTAAAGAATGATTGATGTTCATAAGTTCCATCAGAGTTTCTGTTATTTCTTTTATCTTGGTAATTAGCAAAGTCAATAAGACCGTCTATAAATACTTGACCGTCTTCACCTTTATCCTTAATAGCTTTGAGTAACTCTGCATTAGCCTCAGGGTCAATCTTAGATCCCCACTTAGGTAACTGTGGGAAGTCTGGATTAGGTTGACCATTTGCCAGTATCAGTGGAACACCTTGTTCAATTGCATTAGCAACCGCCTGGACATCGGCATCAGAAATGGCATCCATAGCAGTTCTTAATACATCTCCCCACTCATATAGCTGTGCTGATTTTGTTTCCAACATAAACTCTCGTTCAGTTGGTATCAATATATCTGCACCTTCTACAAGAGTCATAGCATACATCTGACGTAATGCTTTTTCATATCGTCTACTAGATGCTGAACGATTACCTACCCTGGCTGGAACAGCATTAGCTGTAACAAACCTAGCAGTCTTAGAACGAGTAGGGTTAAGTGTGTTCTGCTGAGCATCTGATATACGACCAGAGAATGCTTGCGTATAATAAGTAAGGAAGTTTGCACCATGTCTTTCTAATGCAATACCATAAACATCCTGTGCTAAATTATTAACTAACTGACTGTAGTTACGTTCAACCTCTTGGTCTTCTTCTAACTGGGGCAGTCTTTTACGTTTAGCTTGAGCACGAAGTTCATTCTTTTTATCAAGACCCACATGGTTTATAGTAGCTAATCCAAAAACATCATTCTCTGCAGTAATCTGACCCGTCAACACAGGCATTACTGTTGCTAATAATATCTTAAGTCTAGATGGTGGTATATAATTAGGTATTGTAGACATGTTTTCTTTTGCTTCATTGATTTGTTTAGCACCAACTACAGATCCTTGAGCACCAGAGATATTTCTTACTACCTGCTCTGGTTCACCAACCAGCTTACCTTTTTTCAAAGCACTCTTTGAAGGTCTGATCTTGGCTTTAGGGAACATCTTTGCTCTCTTCCAAGTACCAGCAGATAACATGGTTTCTCCATAAGGTGTGATTCTAAATGCCCTTTGTGGTCTCTTACCATCGTTCTTATCAATATGCATTAGCTCAATGATAGGATTAACATCAGATTCATTAGCAGCAAAATATAATTCTTTAGCTAGATCACCTAAGGTTTCAGCATCATCTTTAGAAATACTTACTGGGTTCTCAACGCCTTTCATTTTCTGGTATTCATTATGGATGCGTCTTCCAATTTGAACTCGGCCTTGTGCTTTAGGTACAACTTTTGTTACAGGCTTACCTTTTTTATTTACACTTTGAAAAGTATCACCCTCATCTTCCATTAACTCATATGCTTCAACACCATCTTGCATAGACATAGTAGCCATAGCATCTTCTACAACTAGTCCAGCTACTTGTAAGAAATCCCTGTCTGGTTTACGAGTCTCTGGGTTAATAGCGTTAACAGTGTTTAGTACATTGAGGGCTACGTTATCTTGAGCGTTAACACCTAGTCCTCCTAATCCAACGTTGCCTATTTCAACTTGATCTGCTAGGTTTAACACACGTGCACTAAGGCCACCATCATCAGCAACGGCTTGATTAGCTTGTCTTGCTGACACCATAGACCTATTACGCTGTTGTTCAGATCTATTAAAATAGTTATTGCGAAAATCCCAAAGGTCTACACGACCCTCTTCTTGACCACGAGGCACAACCCCTTCTGCTCGTTGTTCTGGTGTCACTACAAGTGGACCAGTGGTTGTGCTTTCTCTATACTCTTGCTCACCAAATAGGTCTGCACCTTCTTCTACAGTACGTACATTCACTTCAGGGGTAACCTCATCGGTAACCTCAGGGGTATCCGGCATTGGTTCCATACTGTCAAACATTGTTAACTGAACAGGTTGAGCAGCAGGGGCTTCTTCTACCCCCACTGCTTCTTGTTCTTCTCGGACAACAGGTGCTAATGCTGACTCTCTTGCTAGTTTTTGAGTTGCTGTCTCTGCTATTGTAGCAGCAGATGATTGACCACGTTTACTCATTACTTTTCTCCTTAAAGCTCCATGAAGGTACTGCATCAGAGATAGCAGTAGCCGTATCACCTATTACTTGACCAGTTCTTTCAGCACCGAAGATACTTAAGATTGGTGTCATCTTACTTAACTGTTGACCTGCACCACCAAAGTCTCCTTCAGCTACTTTTTCTGCAACTCTTCCAGTTCTATTAATAATACCAGCTGCTGGGGCTTCACCAGAAATTGTTTTCCATGCCCAATCAAGACCACCTTTAGTTCTTCCATCATCGTAAAGACCATAACCTGCAGTATCAATTAAACGATCTGCAACACCAAGTAATCCTGAAGATCTAATACCACGTTGAATATACTCAGAGGTATCAAGGTAAGGGTTACCAGCAGTCATCATTTGCTTACCGCTTCCACCATACTTGATAAGATCCTTAAGATACTGAGAAGCAAACCCAAGCATAATCATAGTAGTCATTAAAGCAAAAGCATTGTACTTCATTGATGGGTTACCACGCTTGATATACTGCTCATACATTTTAGGTATATGATTAGATGAGAATGTAGCCATGAATCCCTGGAACTGTGTAAGTAAAGCAAACCTAGGATCCTGATAGATCAGTGGTCTGTTACCAACAGTAGGTAGGGCAACTGCATCATTGACAAAATTAAACGTACCTGTCCTCATGTTTTCTGTTAAGATTGCATCATCTGCTTCACTTAAAACCGCTGACATATCGCCACCCATTTGCTCATAGATACGAGCTACGTCATCGACATTGACACCAAGATTACGAAGCATTTCTTCAGACTCTTGGATATCATTATCTTTAACAAGTTCAGGGTTGGCTCTTTTCATTTGCCTAAATTCTACAATTTTATTAATATGATCAAACATAAAATCATTAGCAATAGAAGCTCTCATAGAACGAGTAAAGTTAGTCCACCCTGTAAGACCTGTCATCTTAAAGAATAACTCATACCATTTCTGGTGTAGAGGATTAACTTCAGACACACCTGTCACAGTAGCAGCACCAACATCCCATTCATAGTAACCTAAATCACGTATGATCTCTTGACCTCTTGATTGTGTACCAACACCTTTGTCTTGCCAACGAACAGTGTCACCAGCAAATCCCATAAGGTCTGCTAACATTTTAGCAAGCTCCCTACCAAAAGAATTAAGACTGGTTCTTCCAGAAGTTTTACCTTCACGACCATAGATTTGATTAAAGGTAAGAGCACGACCTGACAAAGCTATCTCTACAAGAGAAGCAACTGTAGCCAAACCAAGCATTGTAAATGTAGCTAAGAACATAAGGTTCTTTTGTGCAGCTACAGCTTTCTTACCTGCATCTGAAGTAGGTCTTTTATAGTTACCAGATTCAGCGTTAAGATAATCCACAAGCCTAGAAGCAATAGCATTTACTTCTTCTCTTGGTACACCTTCATCATACTCCATTTTATCTAGGAGAGATGCCATGACCTCTCCGTTTTGACCAATGTATTTACGATGTGTTTCAAATCTAGCAGCAGACTTAGCTGCCTGAGAAACATTTGCAAAGATATCTTGTTCCATAAACTGATCGAACTCTGGGTTCTCTGACATAGCAAGAGATCTTTTACGATGTGATCCAGGTACAATACCACCTTTAGTTACGTTAAAGGTTTCATCTACTACATCATTAATAGAACTAACCTGATCATTCTCAAGTATCTTATCAGTTAATTCTTTTGCCATAGCAGGTGTTATTTGTTTATATTGATCTACTAATGTGGCTTCAAACTTTGCACGATCAGCAGAAATAGCTGCCTTATTTAATGACTTAAACTTAAACAAATAGTTTTGTATATAACCAAGAGTAGGTTTTCCAGTCTTTGGATCTATAGTATACTTAGCCTGACGACTGTGCATTAGATCTGATAACTTGTTTAAGTCTTGAGCTAACTGTACAATTTGATCTCGACCAGTCATAGTGAAAGTCATACCATCTAAAGTAACAACCTCACCATCTTGTGGTATCTTACTTATATCAGGTAGACCACTTTTGTTTTTGATTATGTTCTTTAAGATTGCATATACTTGTTTACTAATCTCTGCTCTTTTTGTTCTGCTAGTAATCTTGTTATTGTTTAAGGAAGCATAAAAGTTTTCTGGTACACTTACCATATTCTTAAACATAGATACAAGATTAAACTTATAGGACTCTAAGTCTCTACCAGAATTAGATTTTGAATGACTTGAATCAACCATAGCTCCAAGAATATTACCTGCCTTTTTATCTCTATATCTATCTGGTACAGCAGTCCTTGTTAGTTTCCTTACAAGTTTGACAGACCCTTCAAGAGCACGACCAACAACACCAGCAAGGGTGTTATCTTTTTCAACTCTTTCATGTTCAGCTTTACGATCATTCATATCTGAAACCATAGATCTTTTAACTTCTACATCTTGTCCTTTTACTTTAGAAGTTTTTTTCTTGTTAGCTCTCCACTTTTCAAAACTAGGAAACCCTTTTGCACCACTATCTTTAGCTGCTTTTTGTTCCACTTTAAATTGATCCATAGTAAGTAAGTTATTACTTTTCATTGCAGCAAGATATTCTTGTTCTTCTTCTAAGAGTTCATCAATAGTTTGAACGCGAGTCCCTTTTTCTCTTGCTTCTTCAGCAACCCTTTCAACCTCAACCATGTTTACAGTTTCACCTGCATCTAATTGTCGTTGTGTTTCCTCAGCTTTAGCTAGATCATAAGCAATCTGCCCATTCTCAACACGCTCACGTTCAGCACGTGCACCTTCTTCTGATAACCGTTTAGCTTCTGCAGGTAACTTACGAACTTGTAAATCTTTCCAGGCACCCACATCATAGATAGCACCAGGGGCAGAGAAAGCTGTACCAAGAGTAGCACCAGCAACAGCGCCAGCAATCATACGATCAGCTAATTCATTATAGTCAAAGACCTTATCGGATCCAAGAGTAGCTCCGGTATATGCTACAGCTTCTTGTAATCCCTCTGTTAACATCTCACCGCCACCACCTTTTAAGGCACGAGCAGAAAGGTTTTTAACAATTTGTTTAGCAGCAACCTGTGAAGCAGCAGCTTTAGCAGCATCACCTGTGTACTCTGCAATTGCCTGACGGGTTGCATTACCAACTATTTTAGTAGCTTCTGCTCTGCTGTATTTAACACCCTTAACACCCTTAGTTACTAAGTTTTCTACTGCTTCTTGCATAAGCTTCTTTGGTGCAAAAGAACCGAATGTTTTACCAACAATGATCTCAAGACCAATACGTTCAAAGGCAGCTTGTATAATACCTGAACCAACAGCTACACCCATATTCTTTTTGCCTTCCATCTCATTCCAAGTTTGAGAAGCATAAATAGAAGCAGGGGCAAGCATAGTTGTAGCCATTGTTACACCGCTTGTCAGTAATGACCCAGCACCTAAAGCACCCGCTGCAGTTCCTACAACAGGGGCAGCAAGTGCAGATGCACCAATCACAGCCATGTAAGGTAAAGACATAGCAGCGTTGTTCATAACATAATCGATACCGTCACTAAAGCTATCGATATCTTTCCAGTCTACAATACTAGTCCCGTACTTTGCAAGACGTTCACGTTGTCTTTCAACACCTAGACGACCTACCTCTGCAAGGTTTTCATTATCTGTGGCTTCACCCCACATATTCTTAAGGCCACTCCAGCTTTCCTGGATACCTATAAGAGACTTTTCAAAGTTATCTGACCAAGGGTTTAGTGCTTCGTTCATAAGTGTACGATCACTTGAACGTGTTTCAACTTGGTTTTGATCGTAGAATTGTAGCATCCCAGCTTCTTTAGCAGCAGCTAGTTCAGCTTCATCAGATGCTATACGTTTAAGACCGTACTGTTGATACCCTTCTTTCTCTAGAGCGTCAGCAATCATACCTCGTGCTGTAGCCCAATCATCAGTAACAACAGATGGTTCAGCTGCAGGATCATATAGTCTATCTTCACGATCTCTTTTAGCTTGACCAAGAGAATAGATTAAATCTTGAGCATCATTAGAGAACTCAGTAGGTTTATAGATACCCTCTGACAAACCTCTGTCAACAAAGTTTTCACCCGCATCATTATACCAGTCGGCAATAATACGAGTACCACCACGATCCATTTGTACTTGACCATTCTCATCAAGTCTTGGCTTAGGGTTTGTATACCCAAGGTTATTCATTAGATTATAAACAGCTTCTGTTGTTGCTTCACCACCAGCTTCACCAGTAGTGTATCTTTCAGTACCTAGAAACTTTTGTACTTCAGGTGCATCAACACCAGGGAATCTATAAGACTCCCCAGTGTCAGTGTTCACAGCAGTATCAGCATCTATAATACTAAAGCTTGTACCTTCTAGTTGTCTATTAGGCATGGGGGCCATAGTATCAAACATCGACATACTGAATCTCCTTATCTATACAGGTTTTCTATTATAAGCTTTTTGTTTTTGCTCAATGAATAACTCAAATGCAGATATGTTTCTTTCTTCAGCTTCTTTAAGGAAGTCTGCTTTTGACTCTTCGTCAGTCCATATGTTTTGCATTTTAGTTTCATTAGGGTTATTACGATCAGGGTCAGGTACTGAATATGAACCATTTAAGAACTCATTTTTAAGTTGCGTATAAATATGCTTAGCAACTTCATGGTCCTTGGCTGTTGGTTTAATATCCTGTTTAGGATTAGCCCTAGCCTGACGAACAAGATTGTTAGTTAACTCTGAAATCCTTTTAAAGTCCCCTGGTTTATCTTTACCAGGAACATTAAAGATTGATCCATCACCAACCAACGCTGGCATATAAGCACCGTCTAAGAATTTTTCAATGTTCTTATGTTTTACAGACTTACCTTCGTCAGCAGTTCTCTTTTGACCAGAAGCAACCATATTTGCATATGCGCTTTCTAGAATCTGAGGCATAAGACTAGGATCGACACCGTGATCACGTTGCCATTTAGCAATGTTAGGACCTGATACTGATGCTGTAATATCAGTTGGTCTATAATCTTCAGTGTTAGCTGCCTTATTCCCTGGCTTAAACTGTTTAGCTTGAAGGTCTGCAAGCATTGTAGTATATATAGCAGAGTCTTTTTGATAAGCCGCTTTATACTCATCAGTGTTCTTTACCCTAGAGCGATCTTGATGATACAGATAGGTTGGTATTTGCTCACGTGTTTTAGGATCAATAACCATTGTAGTCGTTCCAGTTTCTTTATTCCCAACCTTAACCGTTATACCTAGGATTGGCTTACCACCACCTTCAGGGTACCATAGTTGTGCTGGACCTTCAATGTTCATTGGTGATGGTTTAACTATAGCGCTTAGTAAAGAACTATCTGCTGTTCCTGTTTTAGGATCGTATGAATCTTTCCATGCTTTAATAGATTTAGGAGAGAAGTTACGTTCTGTTTCAAGTTTAAATACATTTTTATTAAACTCTTTTCTAGCAGCTTTTTTATCAAGACGCTCTTCTTTAGCTAAAGCTTTCTTTTCAGCTGCCTTTGCATCAACACGATTAACATATTGTTTAGCAGCAAAGTTCATAGATCCAGTATGAGACCCACCCATTACACGAGAACCAACATACATAATAGCCATACGTTTAAGTTCATCTGCATCAAAGAGATCACCAAAGATACCTGATAAGAAAGACTCAGCTTCGTCTATCTGTTCTGGTGGTGCTGTTTCACCTGCCTTTGTTGCAGCTTCTCCTGTTTGACCAGTAGTAGTGTTATCACCTTCAGTCTTTTTAATAACTTCTTTAAGTGCTATTCCTTTATTACTGTCCATTTCTTGACCAGGTTGTAGTTCATCAGGAAGAACTGTAGGTGGAGGAGGTGCTTCTTCCAGTTTAGGCACACCAGCACTTGAGTCCATTGGTGTACCACTAAGTTCATCAGGGATAGAAGTATCCATAGGTAGTGGAACTAAACCATCTTTGTCTTTAGGAGAAGGGGTTTTAGGACCAGCCACTGGGCGGTTTTCTTTAGGTAACATTTTAATGTCATCGGTTTGCCAAGGTTGGATATTCATCTTTTGAACACCTGCAGATGTCCCAAGAACTTCTAAGTCTTCCATAACATATGGCTTACCATCCTGTCCCATATACACTGGATTACCATTGAGTGTTCCAATTTGTGTATCACCTGTTTCTGGTTCAGCGTTTTCCACAGTTTCTGATTTAAATAAACCAGATACACGTTCACCAATTCCACGGTTATACTCAAGACCTTCATTGTCAACATAAGCATCTTTAGATGAATCCCATTTGTAAGTAATAGGATTACCATTAGCATCTTCTCTAATGATAGTATCGTTTACACCATACTCTCCTTGATTAAGGGTTACATTTACATCAGGTTGTTTAACATCTTTAGGGCCTAACCCCAAGGCTTGTTGTCGTGCAAGCATAGAGGCTGTTGGATCAGTGCTCATAGCTGGTGTTGAAAATATATCATCATCAGGTAATGGGACTTCAGTATTAGACGAAGCACTAGGGACAGTTGCAGCATCAGTTAGTTTAGATACACGATCATCCCGCGATGTATTGCTAGGAGGGACTGCAGGTACAGTACTACTAGAAGGGACTGAAGCTGGTGCCTTTGTCATAGCTTGTAGTTGATTACCATCTAAATACACAGGACCCTCAGGTGTGTTAATGTACTCACCTAAATCATCTTGATAAACATCATTACCTTGAAGTGTTCCTATTACAGTATTCCCACCTTTAGCAGCATTGTTTAGCACATCAACACGATCATCCCGCGATGTATTACTAGGGGGGACTGTAGATACTAATGGATCATCAGTAGGTTTTGGTGGAACTGCAGCACCAATCATTGAAGGCACTGGTTTTTGCCCTTGTTGCATACGCCGTTGATCTTCTAGAATTTGAGCTTGATCAATACCAGTTTGAATAGCTTCCATGTTTCCATCAGGATCATACATGCCTTGCTCACGAGTAGCCTTCTGTGCTGCTTCAACATCTCTCTGAAAAGTAGCTTGCTCTTCTGGAGAAACCATTGACATAGGGGCATTAGAAGTATCAGGTCTGTCTGCCTTGTAAGGCTTAAAGAACAACTCTAGCTCATCACGCCTACGGTTTTCTAATCCTGGGATTACTTTACCGTCAGCCATACGAAACTCTGCAGCTTCTTTCTTAAAGGACTCAAAGTCACCTGTGTTAAGTGCAGCACGTGCTTTACTATTAGCAAACTGTGGTCCACCAATGTTATACAGTAGTGACTTAACAGCAGCTTGTTGATTAGGATTAAGATCAGCAGTTACTAATTTGTTATAGTCTTGATCAGTCTTTGCCATCTCTTTAAGAAGTCTATCATTAGCAGTCTTCTCATCAATAGTATCACCCATTTGTACGCCTTCAGTAAACCCATAACCAATTGTTGGGACACCTGCAGAATCTAAATAGGCTTCATTACGAAACCCTTCTTTCTTTTTAAGAAAATCCATATACATCTGATTAGACATAGTTGGGTCTGGTCTAGTTGGACCATCTGTTTTTGCTGCATTAACTAAATTAGCAACACGATCAGCGCGACTAGAACTTGATGGGGGTACTACAGCTTGAGTTGCAGCTGGTACTTTTGGGGTTTCATCATTAGAAAACATATTTAACAGCTTATCAAAGAACCCACCACTACCTTCTGCAAGGTACACAGGGCCACCATTAGCTGAGTACTGTGGAACACTAGCGATTCTTTTTGCTGCTTCTTGAACACTCATACCTTGATTAACTAAATTAACTAGTTTGTTTAACGTAGCATTATCTGTAGGTAATCCCACTGCCATTGCTGCTTTAGCAAACGTATTACCATCCATTTTAGCTGCTGGCATTTGACCACCATCAGCAGCATACTCAGGGATTGTACCACCCTGTTGTGCTTGTACGGCACGACCAGCGTTATTCATTTGTTCAATCTGAGGTTCAAACATACGAGTAGCTTCCGCATTCATCACAAACTCCCCAGGAGTTAACCATGCGGGAACAGTGTCAGTCCCCTTAGGACCTCCAGGATGTTGAGGAATACCCTGCATCTCTGGGACACCCATGTTATCATCTGACTCATAGAAGTCATAAGATGTCATGTTCCCATATCTGTCCTTCTGAGTAAAGTTTTTGAGTTTCATTAAGCTCTCCTTAGTTACCCGCTAATGGACCACGATAACTTACTTCAATTTTTTCATCTACTGGTCCACCTGATTGGGCATATTTTACTTTTGATACAGGACCACCTTGATATAGTAAAGAGGCTAACCCCATTGGGATACCTTCCTCTTTTGCTTTTTCCATAAGCATAGGCATAAGACCACCCATGTTAGCATAAGATGGTTCAACAGGACCACCTTTGTTAAACAAACCAAAAGCTTTACCTGCAAGTGCACCAATCGCTAAAGGCGCTAGAGGGCTTGCCATCATAGCTGCCATTGGTCCTGCAACTGCGGGTGCTGCTGTAGCAGCTACTGTAGGTGCAACTGTAGAAGCTACTGCAGGGGCTGCTGTGGATGCAACTGCAGGAGCTATAGATCCAGCACCAGCCGCTGCTTCTGCACCTGTCATACCTGAAGATAGTAAAGCATCAGCAGTAGCAGTTTGAGATCCAGACATCATTGGACCTGTGAGTTCAGATGGTAAAGCTGCAGGCATAAATGAAGATGACGGTGCGGTAGCAGGAGCAGTAAATCCTGTCCACATTTCTTTTGCTTTAGTTTTTAATGGATCTATAATATACTCTGTTCCTGCTTCTTGAGCAGCTTCAGCGCCTGCTTCCATAGCTGTACTAGAGGCTTGCTCTTTAATCATATCCGCAGCAGACTTTTCTTCTGGAGCCATTTGTGGTGTAGGTGCTTTATATCGTGGTGATCCATTCATTCCTGGATGATTTCCAAGAGGACCTGCTAATGTTATAGGCATTACTTACCACCTCCGCTTTGAGTAGCTGTTTGTTGTTGGGGTGCATTACCAAGATAACCAAAGTATCTTGATGCTGATGTATGTGGTGCATCTAATCTTTGTTGATTATAAGCTTGTTTAGCTGAACCCACTTCACCAAGATTTTTAACACCCATTTCTGCAACACGTTGTCGTTCTTGATCAAATGCTAATGAACGATCTGCAACTGCTCCCATCATTGCTTTTTCACCACGAGCAGAACCAAGACCACCCGCAGAAGCTGCTTGACCTACTGAGCTACCCATAAGGTTTTCCATATCGCGTCTACGACCTGCAGCTGTGTCGTACATCCCAGTACCTGCCATTGCATCTTCAGCTTGTTGTTTTTGTGCAGCTAAAGCTTGCTCTTGTTCTGGTGTCATTTTAGCTACAATAGAATCTGCACCACCTGAAATTTCTTTATCGTATCGATCCGTTACATCAGAAAGAACTCTTGTGAGGTATGGTTTAAACTCTGGATCAATACCGCTTGTAGTTGTAGTAGTTTTAGCACCACCTTTATTACAAATATGACTATTGAAATGCCTGTGTAGAAACTTAGGAGCGTCCTCCGGTAATTCTACTTGCATATCAAAGATCCCTAGATCTGGATTCGAATCTTCGAACATTTAATTCTCCTGTATTACGCCTCTAACTGAGACATGGATTGCCGCATCATAACGGCGTTGCAAGAAACGACCATAATCCATAGCTTCTTGCTCGCTACGAATTGAGTCGGCTCGCCAATGTTTACCACCATACTCCTTAGTATGTGCAATCATGGCATCGAATAGTCTATAAACTGTAAAAGCGTTATTGTAGTCATGATCAACAATACAATCCTTAACGTCCATAATATATTCGTTAGTATAGTAGTTATTAAAAGATTCAGCAGAAAGAAAACCCCTTAGCTTTCCATTTATATAGTCGCCTATTACAAGTGCATGAGGGGTTTCTTTTTGTTTTTCTACTAGTCCAACAAAATACTTTATCCATACAGCTTCATTACGCTTATACCCAAAGTACTCATTGTCTTCTGTTGATTTATTCATTAGCGTAATAGCTTCGAATACATCATTGTCCTCTAGTTTTCTTATCATATTTAACTTGGCTCTGTAGGCCAATCCTCTGGTTCTAAGTAAGGCCAATTACTGTTAGTAGGCAAATCTCTTAACTGTTGACGATAGGTTTGCCACTCTGTTAAAGTTCCTGGAAATGTAGCATCAGATATTTGTGTGTAATCTGATTGTGTAAGATAAACATTGCGTTTATTTAATTGTCTACCCGCATAAGATTCTTCTGACTCATATGTAGTGTTATTAACCGGATCATAATGCGTATCATAAGTATTAGGTCTAATACCTAAAATTGTTGTAGGAGTTTCAACCATTGGTGAGTCTATTTGTCCTTGCGAAGTTATTTTATTATCAGAGTTAATAGTAATAAATAACGTCATTATGCAGGTCTCCTTACTTCAGTAATACTTGCGCTTGAACCACACCCAATTGCAGTATCTCCTCCAGGTCTTTCTCTATAACAGAATAAGTAAATAGTACCTCTTGATACGTTTACATTTGAATCAGACATAGAAGTAGTAAAAGAGCTTGATTGGTTTGGAGAGTTAGAGTAAACACTAGCACTGTCAATTGTATTTGCAAAACTAGTAGTAGAGCCTACCGATAAACCAATTTGAGATGACGAATAAGTGGCTGAGCCTTCCGTTCCTAGCTGACTTTCATCTAGTACTTTTACAAATACAACATCACCTACACCTGATCGTGACACTACAGTAACTTGTGAATCATAAGAAACGTCTGTATTAAAATCAGGGCTATCAGTTGTTTCTAGCCTAAGAAACTCTGCCCAACTTGTAATAACTCCGCTGCGACTACCTGACTTACTTTGAAGTGTAATACCAATATCAAGGTTTTTAGCTTGAATGCTACCATTAATACGAATGTTAGAAACATCAAGCGTTCCTGAATTAATAACAGATTTATCTTCGCTAAAGAAATAACCTGTAGTTCCAGGATCAACAACATTGAGAGCAACAAACTTTAATGAACTTCCCGCAGGAGCGCCTATTGAAGTTGATAAATTTCTTAACTGAATATATGCTGTATTACCATCTTCAGGTGCATATCCTGCATTCCAAACTTCGTATACTGCATAATTATTTAAATCACGAAGAAGTGTTATTTGTTGTCCACGACCTAGTTGAGTAACCACTTCAGTTATTGCTGCAGTGCTTGCTCGTACTTTTACTACAACATGATCTGTATTACTAACAGGATCTAAAAAACTTGACCAGCTTGAAAGTGAAATATTACTTGCATTATTTGCAAAGCCATCTTTAAGACCCCAATAGTTTGCACTAAACACACTTGTACTAGTAGTATAGTTACTTATTGTATCATTTAGGGTATTAAAGGTACCATTAAAGTTTGCACTTTTAAGTTCCCCTCTAGCTGTAATATCATTAAACTCAGCATCTCCACTAGCCCGTTGTATTTGCCAACCGCTAGTGCCTGCTATATAGTTATCTGATTGTATATTGGTTCCAAAGTTTACAGAAGCTATTGGTGTGTTAAAAGTAATAGTAGGATTAGCATCATTTGGTCCTTGATTAACTCTAAATTTAGAAGACCAAAAAAGTGCTGTTGTTGTAGTTATATTAACTGTAACTGGATTTGTTTGCCATCCACTAGTAAGCCCTGTAAAAGCACCTGTACTAAAGTTATAATTAGTAGCACTTGGCGTTCCAGGATTACTTGCTTGTGGTGTAGTATAGTAAACTAGCCCTGATTCAAGTTCTGGACCAGCATCTCCGTCAGTACCGTTCTCTACCATTTTAACTGCAGCAGACCAAGTAAGGCTACTATCTACACCTGAAGTACCTGATACTGTAGCAATAGCAGTTGAAATATAAACAGGATCAGTACCGCTAGGTATTGATGCAGACCAACTACTAGGTGGTGTAAGTGTTTGTGTAGTAAAACTATAACTACCACCCGTAGGTGTTGAAGGTAATGATGTTGCTCTTTTAAAAGCATTTACTACAATACTACTTTGACCATTAACTGAAAACACAGTAGGCGTAGACCAACTAGCAAATGGAATAATTTCTTGAGCAACGTTAGCAGATATGTTAACAGTTGTTACCCAAAGATAATCTCCATTAACTGTTCCTGGAGGCGATGTTTCCCAGTTAGCAGAACCAAAAGGCGGTGAAGTAGTAAAAGTTGCTTGGCTATAATCATAGGTAAGATCTTGAGAAATAGCTGCCGGAGCAGACGCTGTTGTTGTTCTTGTATAAAGATAAACAGTTGCCGCACTAAAACCACCAACACTAACTACTGATGCTGCACTAGGATTAACGCTTGGTGCAAGCAAACCTTTATTAATAGCTTCAGTAACTTGATTCGCCCACGAGTCTTGTGGACTGTCACCAGAAATTGGTGGACGAATAATAGACATTATCTAGTTCCTCCTTTAAGGATCTCATACTGTAGTCCTGAAACATTCCATTCATTAGTAGCTGTTTCTGTTAGTTTATAGTTTAAGAATCTACCTGATTCCTTGATATCTATCTTGTAATCACTAGCAACAGTAAACGTATTAGATACACCTGTTGTTGGACTAACGTTGTCTCCAGGATAATTACTTCCTTTAACATACATTGTTAATGTAGCATTAGAACCTTCAACTTTCATTGCAATAGTAGATAGTGTTTCAGTATCAAACTCAGGACTCATGGCAAGTCTTCTACGCTCTACAAATGATTCATATGCAGTAGAATTTACTAAAGAATAAGTTTTATCTCCGTACATTAACTCTGTTCCATATGCAAATAAAGGAACTCTTTCATTAGGATTATTAGCATAGGGTGCAATATCACCTGAAGTGATAGTACTATTCATTCTACGGATAGTCCAATTGTTTAATCGATAGTTCCAAATAAGACATTCATTAATTGTTGTGCTATTACCTTTAGGATAACAAATCCATAGCTCATCTTTAGACTGATAACGTAAAATAAATAGTTTTTGTTCTTGTGCTTTATTTAAATTATCAATAAGATAACGCCGAACTCTGCCATCAGCCACTGATTTAATTGATCCAGGATGTCCCCCAAATATATAAACATCATTACTCCCGACAACAAAGT